AATGAATTTACTGCGCCGGATGGTGCTGTAAGTTTAAATAGTCAAAAAATTACAGGATTAGCAGATCCAACTGCTGATGCAGATGCTGCAAATAAAGGTTATGTAGACGGAGTAGCTCAAGGATTAGATGTCAAAGATTCTGTGGTCGCTACAACTACTGCAAATGGCACTTTAGCTTCTGCTTTTGCTAATGGATCAACGATTGATGGTGTTTCTTTATCAACTAATGACAGAATACTTATTAAAGACCAAAGTACTCAGACAGAAAATGGTATTTATAAAGTCAATTCTTCTGGTGCTCCAACTAGGGTAGATGATTTAGACACTGGTGCTGATGCTGCTGGTGCTTTTGTTTTTGTAGAACAAGGGACAGTAAACGCAGAAAATGGTTTTGTTTGTACAAGTAACAAGGGAAGTGCCGTTGTAGGAACAAATAATTTAGTATTTTCACAGTTTTCTGGTGCTGGTCAAATAATTGCTGGAAGTGGAATGGATAAGTCAGGAAATACTTTATCTGTTGATCTTAAGTCAAATGGCGGTTTAGTTATTGAATCTACTGAGATTGCTGTTGACCTTGCTGCTAGTTCTATAACAGGAACTCTAGCAGTATCAGATGGAGGTACAGGATCAACCTCTGCTAGTGCTGCTAGAACTTCATTAGGCTTAGTAATTGGAACAGATGTCGAGCCTCATAGCGACAAGTTAACAGAACTTGCGACTATGGGTCAAACAACTGCAAATGCTTTGGCTGATTTGTTAGAAGCCGAAGTTCAAATATTAGATGGAGCAACAGTTACAACTGCTGAATTAAATATTATGGATGGCGGTACTTCTGCAACCGCCACAACTTTAGCTACTGCAGATCGTATGGTTATGAATGATAACGGCACTATGAAGCAAGTTGCATTAAGTGATTTAGTTACATTTCTTGAGGATGGCTCGACTTCTGGTTTTGATGTTAATGGAGGTACATATTAAAAATTAATTAATAACTAGGAGGTAACAAAATGGCAGTCACAATAAAACTAAAAAACGCAAGCGGAAGTGACCCAAGTGCTAGTGATTTAGTGGTAGGCGAACCAGCCGTCAGAACCGATACAGGTGAGTTATTTCTTAAAAAAGATGATAATTCAGTAGCAAAAATATCAGGTGGTGGTATTAGTGATGGAGATAAAGGGGATATTACTGTCAGTAATAGCGGTGCAACTTTTACTATTGATAGTGGTGTAATTGATAATGCCAATATTGCCTCAAATGCAGCTATAAATGTAAGCAAAATATCAGGGGTCATGCCGAGTGCCGGTGGATCTTTTTCAGGTAATGTTTCTATATCAGATCATGCTATTGAGTTTGATAGTGATTCTGGAAATACGAATAAAGTTTCTCTTCAAGGTCCAAGTAGTTTAGCAGCAAATATTACTCTTACTCTTCCTAATACTGATGGCTCTGCTGGTGAAGTTTTAAAAACTGATGGCAGTGGAAATTTGTCTTTTGGAGTTGCAGATAAAATAGAAGAACTTAACAGTAAAGTTGAAGTTGTAGATTCTGGTACAGGTTATGTTTCAACTGTAGTTGACGGTACTGAAGAAATAAGAGTTACCCCTAACATCACAACTATTAAAGATTTAAGAGTTGGTGAAGGTTGGGACATGACTGATGGTTCTGGTGCGGGTTTAGCATTAGGAACTAGTAATCAAAACGATTCTATAACTGGTACTTCTTCTAACGGTTTAGAAATACGATCTGCTGGAATTGAATTAAAACAACCGTCTTCTCCTAATAATCATTACGCTTTATTTAACAATAATGGCTGTGATTTCCGTGTTGCCAATGTTCAAAAACTTGTTCTTACTTCATCAGGGACTACTCTTCATACTGACTTACTTTCTGGAACTGATTCAACACATGATATAGGTACAACTAGTAATAGATTTGCCAACATTTATGCAGATACTTTTATTGGTGCTTTAACAGGAAATGCTTCTGGATCGTCAGGTTCTTGTACTGGAAACGCTGCTACAGCCACAAAACTTGCAGCAACAAAAAATATAGCTGGTGTTGCTTTTGATGGATCGCAAAACATCTCTCTTAACAACAATGCAATAACAAATGGGGCTGGTTATATAACAGCAACACTCACAGAGGAACAAGTTGAAGATTTTGTAGGAGGAATGGTTACTGGCAATACTGAAACAGGTATTACAGTCACATATCAAGACTCTGATGGGACACTAGATTTTGTTGTTGCTTCACAAACTGAGAATGATTTTACTACAACTCTTAAAAATAAACTTGATGGAATTGCTGCAAGTGCAACTAACGTAACCAACACAAACCAGCTAACTAATGGTGCTGGATACATAACATCTGCTGATGGAGGAAATGCAGCAACCTTAGACAGCTTAGATTCAACAAGTTTTCTAAGATCAGATGCCGCAGACTCAGCTAGTGGAGATATTACTTTTAGCGGTGGTGCTGGTGCAGTTACTATCGCAGCTCATAGTGATGTAAGCTTCACAAGCGGAGATTGGACAGGAAATCACTCAAAAATTCAAAATCATGGTGATACTTTATATGTTGTTGGTGGCACAGGCGGAATAAGATTTAGAGAAGAAGGGACTAACAGATGGCTGATTACTGGTGATGGACATTTTGAGCCAGCAGCGGACAGTACATATAATATAGGTACGTCATCAGTTCGGGTATCTAATATCTATGCAGATACTCTTTTTGGTGGAGGGGGTAATATCACAGGATTAAGTGGTAGTAATATCACCTCAGGAACAGTCCCAGCAGCAAGGGTCGCAACTCTTAACCAAAACACAACTGGAACATCTGGTGGTTTCACGGCTGGCAATGCTTCAAATCTTAATTCTGGAACTCTCCCTGACGCAAGATTTCCTTCAACACTTCCAGCTATAAGTGGAGCAAACTTAACCAATCTTCCGGGTGGTGGTAAAGTTTTACAAGTTAAACGAACTGCTAATACTTCAAACAGAAGCACTTCAAGCGGTAGTTATCAAGCAACTGGAGTTTCAGTTGATATTACAGCAGCTAATGCAAATAACAAAATATTAGTTAGATGTTACGGTGGCATGAATAATGGTGGAGGCGGTAATGGTGGAGCAATTACAATTTATAGAGACTCAAGTAATTTAGCTTACAGTAGTGTTGGTTCTGGTTTTTTTGGAGAAGACAATTCTAATAATATTGAAAATGCGGGCTTTTGTGAGTTTCTTGTTGATGCAGGCGACACAAGTTCTCATACTTTTCAAGTCTATATAAAAGCTTTTTCAGGAACACAAAACTGGGGTTATAGATCAACAGGTGGAATAGTAGCAATGGAAATTAGTGCATAAATCTTTTTTAAATGGCACAATACAGTTAATATTAAAAAAATTATGAAAGCAATCACAGAAAAACAAATTCTCGAATGGAAAGAAGAACTAGACAAACAAGTTAAGACAGGAGATCATGCTCAAAAAGTGCTTGACGAGTCAAACGCAAATATTAAGGCTTTATCGGGCGGTATTCAGTTTGGGGAGATGTTGTTGAAAAAGTACGAGTCATCAGACCAGCCATCAGGTACAGTGGAGCTAACCCAAGAATCAGAAACAGCACCATCAAAGAAATAGGTGCTAAAGCTTTTATCAACGCTTCTTTTATCATGTTTAACAAAATTTGTCAGATAGCTTCATTATTGTCTCTTTTACTTTCTGGGTCAATGGCAGCCTTTGGTTACGTAGCAATTAAATATATGCAAAGTTCTGAGTTCGAAAGAGAATTAAAAAATAAAGTTATGGGCAGTTTACAAGAAAAAATGAATGAACAAATACCTTTACAGATGCCTAAAATTACAGGACCATCTTTGCCTTTATAATCTATGGAAATAAAGGATATAAATATTCCAGATATTTATATCCCAGACGTTTACAGTTTTCATAATCAAACAGAAGCAATACCTTTAGATATAAATGTTCCCGGCTGTACATATCAGCATAGAGATATAAAAAATACTGGTAATATTAATCTTTTACTTGATGACCCTAATGGAGTGTTTTTTACTTGTGATGCAGCATTTCCTAGTTTCAACCCTATGGATTATCAACCTAATAATTTGATATTGTCAGAAGATGCACCTATAAATATGAGTGAACCAGAAATACCAGAAACAAAACAAGAAGAAGTAAAGATACCTGAAGATAAAAAAGATGAGTTTTTCATAGAATGTCCATCAGAAGTTGACCAAAGAATAGGAGATTTTCGTAACGATAAAAGACTAGAACGTGTTACAGGTCATAAATTGTCGCAAGATGGAAAGAAATGTATAACTCTTTATGAAAACACAAATTTTAAAGAACAATACATTCCAAATGTCCCTGCTATTACTAATGCTGCTGCTATTGCTGTGGTTGCCGCTTCTACTCCGATTCTTATTAATCTTGTAAAGCCATTAGTAAAACAAGTTATAACTAAATTGACTAAAAAGAAAAAATAATTATAATATATTTAGGCATCTAGACCCATTATCAAATTGTTAACTCAATCTCTGCTCTGTTGGAGCGTCGGCTGTCTATTTGTTGAACAACCAAAACCAGTAAAAGGTTTGAAGTTTGCTGTCCCTTTGCGCTTGGGCTAAGGCTCCCAAACAGTTGTTCAATTTAACTTATGTTTATGTGGCACTACTTGATTGGGTGGCACTGTAATAATAATATCTTCACAAGTTACAGCAGATGGAGAATTTGGAACAAATTGGACACCCATTTTTGCCATGTCACTACAATTTTTTAAACGAAATAAACTAAGCTCGATTTTAGTTTTTTTAATTAATAATTCTTGTGCTTCAATATTTACTCTTGCTGCACGTTTACATAAGTCTCCACCATTTCCTAAAGGAATATTAAACTGCATACTGATTCCATAATTCAAGTTGTAATTATCTTTCTCAAATCTTGGGACTTCAGAATAATATTTAACAGCACCAGTATCTTCATCATAAATAGGTGTTCTTGTTACTGTTTCAATAGGTCTATTAAATGACCACGCATCTGTTAAATAAGGTGTAATTGTTAGGCTTGGAGAAGTACAAACTATTCCTTGAGAATATCTATTTTGTGGCAATGAAGATGGGGTTATCATTGTGGCATTATTATTAACTACTCCTGTACTTTGTGATTGAGGAGAACTTACAGTCGTATTAGCAAATGCTTTGAAGGGCAGTAAAAATAAAATTACTGTCCAAATGTACTTGTAGTTTCTGAAGTTTGTGAGGTAGTTATAGTTCTTTGGATATTTGTAACTGTATCTAATCCGGGAGTTATGAGCGTTTCTTGTATTGAAAAGGCAGCACCTTCTGTTACTATCTGCCATCTTGGGACTGATTCAAGATTTGGGGATGTCCATGCGAAGTTAACACCGCCAACTGTTTGTGTGGTGCTAGTTGTAGCAGTGGGGTTAATAGAATCAAGGGTAGCCTTAATGTTATGACCACTAGCTGCGTAGCTGTACCCAGACCTATATTGATATGAAGTGATAGTTTCATTAATTACACTTTGACTTGTACTTGAAGTCGTTTGACTACCGCTACGAAACTGAGGGACTACAGGTGTGGCCATCAGTTTTGTAGGTATTACAATTATAAGTAGAATCCAAAGTCTAGTCAATTGTGATAGTAATTTTTGTTGACCCAATGCAACTTGTACCACTTCCGCCTGCAGTGCAAGTATGAACACCGCTAGATAAACTTGTAAGTGCTAACGTTCCGGCAGTACCGCCTGAACCAATTGTTGTTTGACCTCCTAAATGAGGAAGAGCAGCGATTCCACTACTGGGTGTAACAGCAGAAGGTGTTACGTCACCCATTGTTACAGACTCTGTTTTTGAAAAAGCCGAGCCACTTGTGGTCACGCTAGTATCAGTTTGAATCATTGCCGGAACACCATTTGTAAGCGAGCCAATATTAATGCCTCCAATCTTACCTGAGGTTGTACTGTCTCCAATGGTTACAGATGGGGTTATGTTATTACCGCTTAATGAATATGTAGTTCCTAGTTTATTTGTTACTACATATGGCATATCTACAGTTATTTGTGCAGAAGTAACAAATTCTTGCTTTATATCAGCAAAAGCTGCTGAAGGAATAAGTAATAAAAGTGAGAAAAGTTTTTTCATTTGATTCCAACTTTACTATTTTTATTATCAACTATAGTATCTTTTTTCTTTTTTATCTGAAAACCTAGTGATGCAGTCGAAGCACTAAAGATTGAAGCAATGAAAGTGGGATCAAAGTCTACTATTTTTTTACCATCTGCAGGTTCGTAATAAGAAAGGCTTAAAAGTGTGGCAGACCAAAGGAGTACACAAACTTTGACTATGGTTTCAACTCTGCTAGGTTCTTGATCTTCCATAATAAAAAGGCTTTATGGCAAATATAGCAAAAGTTGTTATGTTAGGAAAGTAAAACATTTTTATTATGCTTCAAATACTTAAGCCAATAGTTTTATTATTTGTAAAAAGTTCAGCTTTTAAAAGATTTATAGTAGAAATACTAGAAGTTTTAGCAAAGCAAACAAATAATACTTTGGACGATAAAGCGGTTGCTTTAATCAAATCCAAATTAATTGTTTAATATGGAAAATTTTTTTAGTGTATTGATTGAACCTCTACCTATTGAAGTAGAGCTTTCAACAGAACTTAAAACTAGAGAAATTGAAAATTGCCACGAGCTTAATCGTTTAAAAGATTATGCTGTGGCAATAACTAAACAAAATGCTAACCACGACTATGTTCTAGGTGCAGCGTTAGCAAGAATAATTGAACTTGAAGAACAGGTTTATTTTAAACCTAGTAAAATCAGAAGGTTTTTAAAAAAGTTTTATTAAAACTCATCTTCATCTTTTTTCTTAGGTTGATAATCAGAAATAACCATCTTCATATATTGGTTACCACTTTTTGAGGTAACTGGCATCATAGAAGCACGAATTTTTACAGCGTTTTGATCTTTGTAATCCTTGCAAAGATTATTCTCATCCATTGCAAAGTCATAAAGTTTTAGTATTTCATCGACAGTTATTTCTGAAACTGCCCAATACTTGTGAGTTGCTCCGTCAGGCTGACAGTTAAACCACAGCGAAAATTTGTTAGTTGGTGTTTGTTCCATTGATTTGTGGGTGTGAATTTAATAATTTAGTGATTGCTGAATTTTTATTCAGATTATTTTTTTTACAGTATTTCCAAAATTTACTGTAAAGATTTGGATGAAGCTTTGCAGTTATGACATAAGCGTTATAAGCAGACTTCATACCATAAACTTTCGAATATAAGACTCGTGTTCTTTAAACTCGATGTCAGTAGCAAGAACTTTATCCTTTGAAGGAAAATAAGTCTTTTTAAAGTTTTTCATAATTTCAGATTTATCTGGCCTTGAATTTAGTTCAGCACGAAGTT